AAGTAATCCTGATCAAAACCGGCATCTTCTTGTTGATGGTGACGGTAGTTATCCCGCTGCTGTTCCTGTGGCAAGGCCTGGCTGTGTCAATCCTCTGGGACTGGTATGTGGTGCCGTTTGGAATCCCGTCCGTCTCGGTGACGCTTGCCGCCGGCCTGTGCCTGCTGCTTGGCGTGATTCGCATGCGAGCCAATCGCGCGCACGCCAGCAACGCCGACCGCTACGAAGCCATGGCCTCGCACATCATCATCCCTCCCGTTGCCGTGTTCATCGGCTGGGTCATCAAAGCATTCGCGTAAGAAAGAAACCTATGACTATCGAAAACATTCAAGAACTGGAACTCAAAGATTTACCCGACGCTGTCGTCTCTGAGCTTGTGAAGCTCGCTGCCATTGGCGCTGAAGTTGTTCAGTGCGTGAAAGATCAGGATCGCATGAGCTATGACGAGATGGTTGACTTGGTGGAGATGAATGACTTCGACCATGAAACCGGCGATGCCATCACCGCTATCTCTTGGCTTGAAACGCTATGAGTAATATTGCTGTCATTGGTCTCATCACCGAGACACGAGCAATTGGCGGCGCTGACCGCATCCAGCAGGCCTTCGTGGACTGCGGTGATGCTGGTCAGTGGTCTGGTGTTGTTGGCATGGACGTGCACAACGGCGACAAGGTAATGGTCTTCTTGCAAGACGCCATCCTGCCGCCGAGCGACCGCTGGGCGTTCATGGAGAAGCACAAGTGGCGCGTGCGCATGGCTCGCTTCAAAGGCGTTCCAAGCGAGTGCGTGATCATCCCTGCGGGTGAGACCGCGCTTGAGCCTGGTACCGACATCGCCGAAGCGTATGGCGTCACCAAGTACGAGAAGAAGATCCCTCAGCAGATGGCGGGCGAGGCAAAGGGCAACTTCCCTTCGTTCATCCCCAAGACTGACGAGCCCAACTTCCAGCGTGTGCGCGACCTTGCTGAGCTTTGCGAGTACAACCACCTGTACGCCACGCTCAAGTACGACGGCACCAGCTGCACCATCTGGAATGACGAAGACGGCCTGCACGTGTGCAGTCGCAACTACGAGCTCGAGGAGTTCACGGCTGGCGGCAACTCAAACATCTACTGGAAGATGGCCCGCGCATACCAGCTTGATCGCGTGCAACCGGGCGTTGCCCTGCAATTTGAGATCAAAGGCAATCCGATGGGACTCGGTGAAAACCAGATCCGCGTTTTCACCGCGTACAGCATTGATCGCAATGAGCGCCTGCCGTTTGCTGCCCTGGTCGGCCTGTGCCAGATCAACCACCTCCCCATGGCTCAGATTGTCGGCACGGTGTACGAGCACCCTGGCGACGAAGCTCTGCGCGAGCTTGCTGATGAAGTGAAGTACGACAATGGCCAGCCCGCTGAAGGCGTGGTGTGGCGCGATGTTGGCACCGAAGGCGTCAGCTTCAAAGTAATCAACCTCAACTACAAGGACTAACCCCTATGAACGGAAAAATGGCCAAGCGCCTGCGCAAGATGGCAAAGCTCGAGATGTCAAGCAATGCAACCACCGTTGACCGCGAGCTCGTGCTGGCGCGCGTGCACGGCGGAGACCGTGTGATCAACGAGCCGATGTCGGTGCGTGCGATGTACCTCAAGCTCAAGTGGGCTTACGGCGAATCGACTCGCAAACCGATTAACCGAGTCGTTTTGTCGGATACTTAATTTTTCGTTGCAACACCAACATTTTATTGCATAATCAACTGCATGAATACCGAAGAGCAGCTTGCGTTCTACACGCAAAAGATCAAGGACATGCTACGCCGCGTTCCCCCGAAGGTGAACGGCGGCTCCTACGACGGCGCTGTCGCATACAAGAAGTGTGTGATGACTGCCCGAAAGGCGATTGAGACCAGTCGCCCCAACCTGACCAAAGTGATCAGCGCCCACAACCAACTCACCATGTACTACTAAGCCACTGGGCAGAAAGAAACATATGGCATCCGTAAACAAAGTCATCCTCGTCGGCAATTGCGGCCGAGATCCCGAAGTCCGTTATCTGCCTAGCGGCCAAGCCGTTGCAAACGTCAGCGTTGCCACAAGCTCAAAACGCAAGGACAAACAAACTGGCGACGTCATTGAAGACACTCAATGGCACCGCGTCACCTTCTATGACCGCCTGGCTGAGATTGCCGGCGAGTATGTCAAGAAGGGTCGCCCAATCTACGTCGAAGGCCGCATCAAGTACGGCGTCTACACCGACAAGACCACAGGCGTCGAGAAGCCCACGTGCGACATCATCGCTACCGAACTGCAGCTGCTTGGCGCTCGTGAAGACGGCCAACAAGGCGGCGGTCAGCAAGGCAACGCGCAGCGCTCACAAGGCACTCAGCAGCGCCAGCCACAAGGTCAACAGCGCCAAACCCCACAAGGCGAGCAGCGTCAGGCGCCGCAGAACAACGGCGGCGGCTTCGGCGACATGGACGATGATATTCCTTGGTAATTCAACCAAAACATTTCCCTTAACCTCTGAAAGAAAACTATGACAGAAAAAATCATCCCGACCGTTGGTCGCATTGTTCACTACTACCCAGGCGTTGCTGACGGCTTGAGCCAGTTCGGCAAGGGCACCTTGGACGTGCAACCTTTGGCTGCGATTGTTGCTGGCGTTCACGCTGACAACATGGTCAACCTGTGCGTGTTTGATAGCTACGGCAACCCGCACGCCCGCCCTAACGTGTACTTGGCTCAGCCTGGTACTCCTGTCGTGTCTCACGCATTCTGCTCATGGATGCCCTACCAAGTCGAAGCCGCTGGCATCAAGTTACCTGTGGTCGAGGCTTCTGCCCCGCTGAGCGACACGCCTGAGACCGGCGACAACAACGGCGTTGAAGTTCCGACCGCCGAGACCATCGCCCCTAGCGCTGAGGTGCAAACCAATGCGACCGACGTAGGCAGCGAGACTGCCCAAGAAGCACAGTAAGTCGTGATGGGTGGCGCTTCGGCGTCACCCCTCTAAGTAATACAGAAAGATCGCATGACCGCAGCAAAGAAAACCCGCAAGCCTCGCCCTCTGGTGACCACTCACGACAAGTCAAAGTCAGGCGCATTCGCAATCGGTGTTAGCGCTTCGAACTATCACTTCGTGACGAAGATGGCAGAGGCCAATGGCACAAACCGTCAGGCTGTTCTGGATGTCATCCTCAACGGCTACTCCGCTAACCTCTTGCGTTCGCTCGGCTAATTATGTTCAGCAACGCAATCATCTACAAGCTGGCAGAGATGCCAGACGGCGGCATCATCGCCGCCGAGGAGGCCATGAAGGCTGACGAGTTTCACCCTTGCGGCTCAACGCAAGAGAAGTCTGTCGGCTGGGCGCCTCCCCGCGGCCAAGAGTACGGTGCCTTCATTGAAACCGTACAAGGCCATCACATCGCGCGCTTGGTCATTGAGACCAAGTCTGTGCCAGCAAGCGAGCTCACCAAGGCTGTCGACGCACACTGTGCGCAGATTGAAGCTACGACTGGTCGCAAGCCTGGCAAGAAGGAGCGCCGCGAGATCAAGGACGACGCCAAGCTGAAGTTGCTTCCGCAGGCCTTCCCTAAGCGCAAAGAAGTCAACGTCTGGATCGACACCAAGGCCAGCCGCGTGGTCATTGACACCGCCTCGCAAGGCATTGCTGACGACGTGGTCACTCAGCTGGTGCGCATCGGCTTCACACTGCTGATGATCAACACCGTACTGAGCGCTGGCACGTTCATGTACAACACGCTGCTTGGTAACGAAGACGACAACTTCACGCTCGGTCGCGAGTGTGAGCTCCAAGCGTTTGATGAGTCCAAGGCGCGCGCCACATTCAAGAATCACCCCTTAGATGGCGACGATGTCTGTGCGCACATCAAGCAAGGCAAAAGCGTCACCAAGCTCGGCCTGTGCTTTGACAACGGCTCATTCTTGTTGACCGAAGGCGCGGCACTCAAGAAGATCGACCTCAACGTCCCCGACGACATGGGAGGCCAAGACGCTGATGCGTTTGACGCCGACTTCTTCATCGCCTCAAGCTTGCTCGGCGGGCTGATCGACAACCTGATTGAGTCCATGGGTGGCGAGCTCGTGATTGAGGAGGATGCATGACGGACACTACTTACGTCTGCGAGTTCGGTATTGGGTTAAACCTATACCGCACCAACATACCGAGCATCGACTACGCGCGCCAGGGATTCTGGTGCGACGAAGAGTTTGACTTCACCATGGGCGACAACACGAAGTACTGGATTCCTGCTTCGGCTGTCCGAGTTGTGATCAAGGAGAAGTCATGACCAAACCACTCCTGATCGGCCTGACTGGCATCGCTGGCGCTGGCAAGGACACTGTGCGTGACTTCTTGCAGGCTCGCCACGAGTTCAATGGCATCGCCTTCGCTGACCCCATCCGCGACATGCTTAGCGCACTGTTCGCAAGCTGCGGCGTCAGTGATGAGTGGATGACTGAGCGCCACCTCAAAGAGAAGAACATCCCGTCAATCGGCGCCAGCTACCGCAAGATGGCTCAGATGCTGGGCACAGAGTGGGGGCGAGAGATCGACCCTAACTTCTGGCTCAAGATCACCGAAGCCAAGGTGCGCTACATCAACGAGATTGACTCAGGTGGCATCGTCATTAGCGACGTGCGCTTCCCCAATGAGGCTGAGTGGATTCAATCACAAGGCGGCCTGCTGTGGAAGGTGCTTCGCCCAGGCATTGAGTCTGTGCGCTCTCACGCCAGCGAGGAGTTGATCAACTCCCTACCCTACGACTACGTCATCGACAACCGCGGCTCCATTGAGGAGCTTGGCCACGCCGTTGACATGGCGTTGGACTTCTCGCTTGTGAAAGTCGACTGATGCTGACCGCACTCGGTATCGCCTCGCTCCTGTTTGTCGTGGGCTTCACCGCCCGCGCGTACAGGAACAACACTGGCGTCGGACAGACACCTCGCGGAGCAATCATCGAGGCGTGGTTCAACATCGCCGTGGGCTTCTCCGTCAACTACGTGGTCAACATTTTCCTGTTGCCACTGGTTGGCGCGAGCTTCACGGCGATGGAGAACTTCTGGCTTGGTTGGATATACACCGCGGTGTCGATTGTTCGCGCCTATAGCTTGCGCAGGCTGTTCAATAAGCTACAATTTGTTGCACCAACAACAAGAACTTAACATGATCCCTTCAAACAAAACCAACTACCAGCGCACTACCGACTGGCTCACAGCCTGCGGAAAAGTGCCAAACGAAAAGAACCTCTCTGTTCAGGTGGGCTGCCATCTTGAGGAGCTTTGCGAGCAGCTGGACGAGCTCATCATCGTCGGCTCTGTATCTGACAATGATGCGCTTGAGCTTGCATCCACGCGCATCAAGGGTCTCGCTCATCGCCTCAAGCAGGGCGCCACTGGAATTCGCATCAAGGACCGAGTGAAATTCTTGGACGCCCTGTGCGACGGCGAGGTGACTGGCAATGGCGTAGCCTTCATGGCTGGGTTTGACAAACCGGAAGCCGACCGCCGCGTGCTGTTCGCAAACGACGCAAAGCTTGTCGACGGCAAGCCTGTGATTCTTCCTGGCGGCAAGATTGGCAAGCCTAACGGGTGGGTCGCAGCCTACCTCGGTGACTGCGTATGACGGCTCCGGCCGTCCTGCCAGGCAGCATGAAGAACACTCACAAATTCAAGGAGTGTTCCAAGTGCAAGAAGCCGTCTGAGCCCACTGGTGGCGTTCAGTTTTCAGCAACCAAGTGGCGCTGTGCAGCTTGCTGGCGCGCTTTCACATTCAAGAAGTAATGCTCGATTTTTTCATTCTCATCTACGCCCTATCGGCAGCGATAGTCGGCTACAGACTCGGCAAGAGTCTGCGCCTTGAGCCATACATCACCGCCCAAGAGGCCGTGAAGTATCTGTTGGTTGTCTTGCTTCCGGTATTCAACACAGTGTTCGCTTGGTTCATCTTCTGGGAGGCAATCGACGACATCGTTATCTGGAGACGCAAAAATGACAAAGCGTGATCTACCCATCAAGGAAGTGAAGTCGAGCAACGTGCACGGCTATCACTACGACCCTGCATTGCTGCAGCTGCACATCAAGTTCAAGACGGGCAAGACGTATTGCTACGGCGGCGTGCACAAAGATGCCTTTGATGCACTAGTCAAGGCTGAGTCATTTGGCTCGCATGTGTCGCGTCACATCATCCCTAAATTCAAGGTGATCCCATGACGCCATACGAGCAAGCCGTAAAGGCCAGCAAGGAGCTCGCCGAGAACACGCAGGAGATCTTGGCCAACCTGAGATCAGTGCGCGGCGAGGTGTTCTCAACGGCTGTGGCAGCCGCCTTTGAGGTGCGCCAGTTGGTGGACATCAACGCCCGCATTGCGCTCGAGGGTAAAGACAACCAGTTCCTCGTGGACATGACCCTTGCCGCCACTGAGTTGGCCGCAAGCATTGCCGCAAAGACCGCTTTCACGCTGAGCAGCGAAGAGGTTGAGGAGGTCATCAAGATGGCCGAGCAGCTGCATAACCGTCGCATGAGACTGATGCAAGACATCAAGAAAGGCGTCTGATGCTTGAGCGCATTTTGACTACCCCTACCAAGCAGCTGGAGATTCCGACCGCCATCGGCCCGCTGCCTGAATTCCTTGATCCGTCCGTGCTGGGTGGGCTTGACCCACATGAGGACTGGCTCACGTGGCCTGGCGTCTCTGTGCCGCCGGCGCCTTTGCTGATGGGCGCGGAAGATGTGCGTCGCGACCGCCTGTCTGTCGCTCTGGTGGCTGCTGCTGTGTACGCGCTGCGCACGGTCACGCGTAACGGCGAGAACATGGACTTTGACCCCGATGACCTGATCGCCTACCTGCAAGTTGGCATGTTCGGCTACTTCACTGACACCGGATTGGTTCAAGAGGATGCCGACAACTCGCCTGATGCGGGTGCGTGCATGGACATGCTTGGCGAGCAAGATCCGAACGCCGCATGGCTCAGCTTGGCTCATGTGATTTGCACTGAGGCTGGCATCCCAGAGGGGCACATGAATGATCGCCTGCCGATTTTGCGCGACATCTTGGAAGGCTTGCGTGGTGGCACGAATGACGCACACCTGAGCGGCGAAGTGAAAGGCGGCTGGTAATGGCAACGAAGCAATATCTTGAAGCCGTCAAGGCTGTTGAGGCTTGGTGCAAGAAGCGCAAGATCAATCTTATCCGCAAGCCGCGTCACGTGCATCCGCGTGCGCATGTTGTGGGCCACACCGCACCCGGCTGTCTGATCATCTCTAAGTGCTGGGTAGACAGCGAGCCTCATACACAGGAGTGGGACAAGAAGTATCCGTGCGCATCGGTCAACCTGTTTGACGACTCTCTAAAGGCTGGCGACTGGTGCATCACAGCCTACATCAGCACATTCAGCTATGGCCAGACTGTGGCGATCCCTATTCCGGAGCGCAAGTGATTCACACGGAAGACGCCTACTCAGTCATGGATGTGGTCGAGACCGACTACTCCGGCAAGGTCACGACCCACGTGATCATGGAGCGGTTTAAGACCCGCAACTGCCAGACAGGCGTCACCTACAAAGTAATCCCCGCGGTACCAAAGTCGGGCGGCAAGGAGTCAAAGATTGACCACGCATGGTTCAAGAAAATTGGCTTCTTTCGCCTAGACCGAGGTGACGTGAAATTCGAAAGCACAAAATGAGTCTAGCCCTTGAAGCCATGGAATTTGCCCGTCGCATGCACTGCGACCAAGTGCGCAAATACACCGGCAACCCCTACTCCGATCACCTCGCCGAGGTGGCTGGCATCGTCTCCACCGTCTTGCAGAACGAGACCGTCACAGCCATTGCATGGCTGCATGACTGCATGGAGGATCAGCACGTGAGCCACCGAGAGCTCTGTGAGCGCTTCGGCTTGACGGTGGCCGACGGCGTGTCCTTCCTGTCCGACATGGAAGAAGGCAATCGCGCTGAGCGCAAGGCCGCGTCACGTGCACGACTGGCTGCAGCGCCGCCATGGATTCAGACTATCAAGTGTGCCGACCTGATAAGCAATACCTCATCCATCGTGCTGCACGACCCGAAGTTCGCTGTGACCTATCTCGAGGAAAAGCGCCTACTGCTGGACGTGCTTGAGTACGCCAACCCGCATCTGCGCCGCATCGCTCGCGAACAGGCGGGGGTTGCGTGAAGCTAATCCGCCTGCCAGAAGTGCTGTCCCGCGTGAGCCTAAAAAAGACCAAGCTGTACGCGCTGATTGCTGAGGATGAGTTCCCGAGACCAGTGAAGATTGGCGCTGCTAGCGCATGGGTTGAGTCTGAGGTTGATCACTGGTTGTCTGAGCGCGCCTCTGCGCGTCAAGCCATGCCGACCACCTAGACATCATCTCAACACGCTGCTGCCAATACTCGGCCCGGTTGTATGCGCGCTTGACCTTGTTCTCCTCCTCGTGTGACAGCTGCTTCTCAATGAATCGCTCATCCACCTCGAGGTGCTCAGCAAGGATTGTGTGAGCCATGGCTCTGAAGCCGTGCGCCGTGTGCATGCCGGCATAGCCCATCTCATCCAAGGCTTGTTTGGTGGCGCCTTCGCTTAGCGGCTGATCAAAGCGACGCCCAGGGAACAAAAACCCATCATTACCCACAACCCCTTGGTGCTGCTGCAAAAGCGCAACAACTTGAGGAGACAGTGGTACCCAGTGCTCGCGCTTTTTCTTCATGCGCTCGGCCGGTATGACCCACTTGCCGGCAGTTAGATCAAACTCCTCCCACCTTGCCGCCCGAACCTCGCCGGGTCTCTGAAAGACATGCGCCATGAGCAGCAGCAGCGTTCGCACAATTGGGCGCTCATAGGCTTCAATCTTGGCTAGCAATGGCGAGACATCCGCGGGATTGCGAACGGCCGCAAAATGGCCTTTCTCGTGCGGCAGAAAAGACTTCAGCTGACCCGTCGGCACTGGCGATTTGTCAACCGGCCAGCGCTCGTCGTGAATTGCGAATTCGTACATCTGTTTGAGGTACATGCGCACACGCCGCAGCATGTCAAGCGAGCCGCGCTTCTCGAGCTTTCGCAAGATGGCCACGATGTCCAGGTTGGTCACCTCGGCTGGGTGCTTGGCGCCAATGGCTGGCAGCACATCCTTGGTGAATGCCGCGGTGATGTTGCCCACGTAGACGGCAGAGCCTTGATGCTTGTCAATCCAGCTGATGAACAGCTGCCTCACGTTCAAAGCGTCGGTACTTATTGACTTTTGCCGACGTTCTGTTCGCTTGCGCTCAACCGGGTCAATGCCCTCAGCTACGGCGTCACGCTCCTTGTCGGCCAGATCTCTGGCTCGCTTGAGTGTGATATTGGGGTAAGAGCCAAGCGTGATTGGCTTGCGTTTGCCACCAACCCAAGCCAGCAACTGCCACGAGGCGCCGCCGCCAGGCCTGACCACTAACTGTAGGTTGTTGCCGTCTGAGATCCTGACTCGAGTGTTGCGCGCTGACGCGTCTGCAATGGCTGTCTTGAGCT